CTCCTAACCCGCTCTGAATTGGTTGGCTCTCTCACTTCACCGGACCATGATCCTCGTTTATCGCCCCGAGCTTGAAAGTCCTCCCATGGACAAGGAGTGCTCTTTGGGCTTCTCCTTCATCGCAGGCGCTGGCGTAACCGATCACATCCAGCTCACCTCTGGTGTGAACCGGGGTTTCCCCGCTGCCACCTGGGACAAGATCAAGGACTACGACGTGGTCAAAGGTCTCCTCAAACTCGGTGCCCTGCGCATCGAAGAGGAAACCAGCGACACCACCGAGGACGCCACGATCTCACCCTCGACGGCTGACACGATCTCGGATCTGCCGATCAATCAAGCTCTGAACCTGATCGAGGACAGCTTCGACGTCTCCCAACTCCAGCGTTGGGACGCGAAAGAAGCCCGGATCCGCGTGAAGAACGCCATTGCCAAGCGCATCAGCGCCATCACTGAAGGCAACGGCTGATGGCTGTCCCCTCCGCCAACGTATTTCTCATCCGTTTCCCCGAGTTTGGCGAACTGTCGCTCGAGGTAATCGAGGGTGCGTTGGCCGAGGCCGGGCGCTTCACTCCTGAAACGCGCTGGGGAACCATCCACAGCGACGCAGTCAGCTATCTCGCGGCCCACTTGCTGGCCACCCGCGTGATGCAGATCGGCCTCCAGGTCGGCGCTATGTCGGGCTCCCCTACAGGGGACCAGATCCAAGCCTCGCTCTATGGCCAGGAGTACCAGCGCTTGCTTGGCAGCCTCCCCATCTCAGGCTTCGCGCTCTGACCATGGCTATCTCACCCGCCACTATCGGTAGCTACGCCCCTTGGGGCAACGCTCAGCTGGCGTTCGAGGTGGCCACCGGTTTCACCACCACGGATCCCTCTACGGGTAACACCACTCAGAGCACCGAGATTGTCGAGTATCTCGCCGCCATCAACCTCCAGCCACCGCGGTGGACAGGGAAAGATGGCATCGATACCACGATCTACGCCTGCGAAGGTCGCCTGCTGAGCCCTTCTGTTCTCGATCCCCGGATCACGAACGGAAGCCAAGCAGTCGCCACCATCAACGGCTACCGAGGCCGGTTCGAGCTGACTTACAGCCTGAACATGGACCGGGCGGCCTATCGCGACATTCGCCAGAGCCTGAGCGGCATCTTCCGCGTTGTGGGAGGTCCCGCCTGATGGCCCAGCAACGTCGCGCTCTTGACCAGGCCCTGCAAACAGCGACGGCTACGGCCGTGCAGCAGTTGAGCACCTGGCTGGATGCCCGCTTTACCCAGGAAATCTCCTCGGCGAAGTGGAACTATCCCACCCCTCCGCAGGTACGGGACATCGTGGACTCTGGCCGCCTTCGTGCCAGCCAAACCCGCACTGTGAACGCGGACGGCTCGGTGACCTTCACCTGGCCCACCGAGTACGCCGCTCAAGTCCACGAGGGCGGTGTTGGCCTCAACGGTCAACGCTTCCCAGGCCGACCCTGGACCCAGGCGCCCCTTCAAGAGGCTCCTGCCAAGTTCGGTCAACTGCTCCGCCGTGCCTTGGAGGAGCAGCCATGACGATCTCCACGCACTGCCCGCCAGTAACTGCACTGCGGTCAACGATTGAGCGCCACATCCTCGACTTGTACGAGGCTGACGGCACCACCCTCAAGCCGTACACCGCCTGGCCGGGCTACTACACGCTCCCGAACAACAGCCGCACTCCCGCGGTCTACGTCGTCGGTGCCTCCATGGTCCCCTCCAACTGGGTGGTCACAGGCATCGAATGCACCATCGAGGACGTGCCCGAGATCGTCAGCCCCGGCTCCGTAGGGGGCGTGATTTCCATCGAAACGTGGAACGTGCGCTTCACCAACTACGGGACCAACAAAGGAACGCGGATGTCAACGACGTTGCTGGACATCAGCCGTCGTCTATCCCGCGCCTTCCCACGGGACCAAGTCACGTACATGGCCCGGACCGAGGCCACCTTTGAGGCCCTGACAGCCCGCATCCGCGGGACTGTGCTGAACCCCCCGATCCCCTAAGAGGACACAACCATGGCCGACTACGCCATCGGGCTCTCGTTCCACAAGGCTCACCGGACCATTGTCCGTGCCGTGGATCTGACCCCTCCCTGCCGCTACTTCGCCAACCGCGACAGTGCCGGCATGATCACCCTGCCGACCCTAGACGCCGGTTCGAGCTACATCGAGCTTCAGGGCATCACACAGACCAGCTTCCAGATCAACGACAACAACCAGGAGTTCCGTCTCCTGGGCGATGACGGCTGGACTGACAGCGTGATCACCGGCTCGTCCGTGCAAGCATCGGTGACCGCATACTTCCTGAGGGATGCCGAAATCCCCGCCGGCCAGAACTGCCCTCAGTTCCGGGCCAACTATGAGGAAGGCTTCAGCCTCATTCAGAAAGCCCGCTTCAACAAGGACTTCGAGATCTACATCGAGTTCATGAAGGAGCTCGGTCAAGCCAATGGCAGCACAGGCAACTACCTGTACGACTTCACCGGCTTCAACGCTGTGGTGATGAACTATCAGGAGTCCGTGAACGCCGAAGGTCTCACCGAGGTCAGCTATGACCTGATGTCCCGTGGCCGCCCCGTGTTTGGCCGTTATGACGCTGGCTCAACCGCTATCAACTTCGGTGCAGTCCAGTCGAGCCTGTTGTTCACGAACAACGCAACCGCATCGACCGGCAACCGCCGCTTCGCTGTTGTCCCCCTAGACAACGCAAGTGCTGTGGTGGCTACGAACAACCTCACGGTCACCTACACCTCCGACGGCACTGCCGCTCTGACCCAGCTGGCCCTCGGCCAGACGAATGGTACCGGCTTCCGCCTCGAGGTTGCTTCGACCGGTGTGGCTGTGCCTTGTGCTGTCACGCTCGCAAGCAACGTCGTCACGATCGACCCGTCTCCCACGTTGGGTGCTGGCATCATCTACCGCCTTAAGGTCGCCGATGGCGCGATCACTCAAGCGGTAGACGCCAGCGGTACTGCCTCCGCATCTGGCATCAAACGCCCCCTGCAAGGCTTTACCACCGAGTTCCGCACCGCGTAAGCGTCAGACTGCTAACGAGCCAACCACCGAGCCCCGCTTCTGCGGGGCTTTTTTGTCACCATGCACCACGACTTGCTTATAGACGCGATCAACAGCGTCTTCGCGGTCAACTGCCGGGTAGAAGGCACCACCCTGCACTGCGGCGCCCTGTACCTCGACCCCCTGATCCAGTCCCAGCATATACGCCTAGCGTATGAGGACGCTAATGTGAAGATCGAACTACCACTTGAACTCCTCAACCAGTCAGCACCCTTTCGTGCGTGGTCTGTGGAGCTCCCAATTGTCGATGAGTAAGTACGCTTCGCTACTTTTCGCCCCAGACAAGTACCACGAGATCGGCCCCTTCCGATTCCCGATCTACAACGATCTGGTCCCCGGGGAATCCAAGAGAATCGAGGAGATCAGCAGGAAGCAGTCGAAGGCTACTTTCCGCTCCATCAAGCTCGCTCAACGGATCGCTAAGGACAAAGGTGTCAGCACCAAGGAAGCGCTGGAGCTGCTGACCAAGGCCGGAGACGACGAAAACCAGGACATCCTCTACGACTACGCTTCCGAGCTCGAGGAGCTGCAGCGCGAAAATCTAGGGGCAACCGAGCAGCAGATCGCGTTTGTCACCTTGTTCATGCGTTACCGCGGGGAGGCAAAACTCCCCCGCTCTAAGGACTGGAGCAAGCTGGAGGACTGGAGCGAAGTCGATACGGAGGCGATGCCCAGGAAGTTGATGGAGGGGGTCTTTGAACTGATCCTCTGGGAGCGTGACGGTTGGCCGGAGCCTGAAGCAGCGGGAAACGATCCCGAGCCCGAACCGGAGTTCAGCCCACCCCCGAGCAAATCCTGAAACAGTGCGAAGAGCACTTACGCGCACCCTTGACGGACTGGGACACGATCTACATCCGAGTTCGATCTTCCCGGATCGGCTCGGATTTCCCCGCCTCACGTTTTGTAAGGACACCTATTAGCACTATCCGCTGGCTGCTGCGTCAACTTGATGACGCTGATAAAGCAGAAGCAAATATAGCGTCAGTATCCACAGCAAGACTCGCACAGATAGTAGTACAAGTAGCTCATGGATTGTCGGGCTCTAAGCAGGCAGCACCCAAGAACAAGCTGACCGAGTTTCTACCGTTTCCAGACTGGAAGCCGTCGTCTACCGAGGTCGACGGGCCGGATCAACCCACAAAGTTTGTATTGTCCGAGCTTGTGCGGACTAGGCAAGTGCCCTTACATGTATTCACTGCCCTGTCCACCTCTGTGGGATAGCGGCCGTACCATACGGATAACGAGTAGCGCTCAGAGCCGTGGCCGACTACACAATCAGGGTAGAGGCCCAGACACGCGAAGCAGACGAGAAGCTGAAGCGGCTAGACCGACATCTCAATGATGTTGAGCGCAGTCGGAAGGTCAACCTACAACTACCGAGCCTGCAGGACGCAATTGATGGCGTTGAGACCTTAGGGAAAGCACTCAATACCACCTATTCGATAGCAAGAAATCTGCCCGTAGTAGGCGGACGAATTCAAGACGTAGAAACTGTACTAGGCAAAGTAGGTAAGACAGGGGAGTACGTAGC